GCCGACATTCGACGTAGTAGCCAGCAGCATGGCCGCGCCACCCGCCGTTACCGTCGCGCTAGGGTTGATAAGGAAGCCGTTCTGAGAGGCTACCGGGCCAGAAAAAGTAGTACGAGCCATATCAAATACCTCACATGCGAGTTGCGCCTGCCAGTCTGCATGTCGTCAGTCGGGGCTGTCTGGCAAGCAAATTTTTCCCGATGTCTCTGTATACGCTGGTGTATTGGGGGTGTCAACGTCTTTTATTATCCAACCTTTCAATGGGCCACGCGACAACGGTAGACCTGATTTCAAAGCACGGTTTACGGTAGGTGGCTTCAGCCCCAGTGTCTCACGCAGCGCCTTGATATTTGGGTACACCGTAGCCGTACCGTCCGGTTTAATCACTACAACCCGGCGACTAACCTTTTCGATAAACGAAGCATCGCGGGGTTTGCCGTAGTTGGGATTACGCTCTCCAGATATTGACGCGGCAATCTTGGCCCGGACTTCAGCAGGTTTGGGTTTACCAATCAGATAGGCACGGATCTTTTCGCGGGACTCTTTACGGTGACGCCGCCCTCGACTGTGCTTACCAATTTTTAACTTGGCTTCGGGGGTATGACTAAATGTCTTTCCCCACATGTAGTTCTTTTCCCCCGACATACCGAGTGCGGGGGCAGTGGCGTCTGTTGCTAGGTTATAGCAGTAGTCCTTACCTACATGCTCCTTGAGCCATACGTTTTCGGCGGCAAGAATGTCCGCACCTTCAGGATGCTCCTCCACGATTACAAACGTAAAGGCTTTTTCGCCGTACTTATTCCAAGCAGCCTGAAGATGTTTGTTTGCGTGATCCCCACGACGTAGCCGCCACCAATGCAGCCGCTTACGCCTTTTGAAGTCTACGGCACTTCCGACGTAGAACTTGTTGTTAATGACGTTGATGATTTTGTAGATTCCGGATTTCATACAGGTAATGGTACCTGATTCAAACTAATAACGCAACAACTAAAAAAGAAGGGGGCCGAAGCCCCCTTCCCAAACACGCAAGTGCTTGATTTTTATCAGGCCGAACCCGGCGAAGCGAACATACCCAATGGGTCCGACCACCCAAATGAGTACCTCTCTCGGCTCTTATAGCGAACGTTGCCGGTGTCAAAGTCCCCGTCCATAGAGTTCTGGAGCGGCGTACGGACAAAGTGCTTCATGCCGTTCGGAACGTCGGTCGTGAGGAACCAAGCGTTCGTGTCGGTCAGGAAGTGGTTGACCGTGTAACCTTCCGAAATCGACCCCATTGCCTTGAGAGCGTTGATGTCGTTATCGGCAGTTGCCACTCGCAGTTCCGTATCGAGGATGCGCTTCGCAGTGAACATCAATGCCGGGGGCACGATGAGTTTGCGAGGCTTCGCCGCGATAAGGAGACCACGCTCGTCGGTCCAGCCAGCGATCTGAATCACCGCAGCCTCAAGCGAAGTTTCGTTGAGGTCCGAGGCAGTCAGACGGTTGCTGTTGGTGCCGCCGTTGACCAGAGGATGCGAAGCCGAGAACAGCGGCTGACCGTCACCGCCCGGATAGGCAGCAGAGAAGCCGTTGTTAAGGGGCGACACAGCCTTGACCTGCTTCGTGTACGCCATAGCACGAGCGAGCGCCTTCGTATAACGCTTGCTGAGCGAGTCGTACAGGTTGTCCTCAACCGCCTCTTCCGTGATGGAGAAGCCGAGAGCAATGGTCTCGTGGTTGTAACGAGCCGTCCAAGCTTCCTGCGCGTTATCGTACGCAATGGCTTGACCCTCGGCCTTCACCGGGGCAGCGGAGAACCCGCTCAGCTTCGTCTCTTCTTCAAAGGAACGCTCGGAGGTCTCAGTATCGTAGATCTCCTTATGCTCCTCACCATAGGTTTTGTACTCAAGACCGAACAGGGCGTTAAGACCCGGAAGCAGTTCCTTGAGCAGTTGTGCACGTGAAATAGCCATTTTTTACTGCTCCTATTAGGCCGTTACGCTGCTGTAGTATCCGTGGGTGAGGACATTGATCTTGACCAACACCTCCGGATACACAGTGAACACGACAGTGGACGACGCCGGAATCGAGGTGACACCACCCGGAACCGCAATGGCAGCGTTCAGATTGAGCGAAGTGCTTCCCGCCGAGTATGCCGCGACAAGGAAAGAACCCGTCTCAATGACCTGACCATTCGACGCCAAGTAACCCACGCTCGTACCAACCGGCAGTGCATCCGGCGCACCCGAACCCGTGAGAGTCAGAGTGATGCCGACCGACGAACCGCTGGCCGAGAGGTTGTACGCCGTGTCCTCAACCACACCCACGCAACGAACCGGGAGGATCGTCGAAACCGGGGTAGCAGTCGGGGCAAGGATCGCGTTAGCCGAGTTGCCAGTAGCAGTCGAGCCAGTGTTGTTGATGCACGACAGGTTGGTACCAACCATCGCCTTCGCACCAGACGCCACAGTCGTGCCCGACGAGCAGACCACCGCCTTGAAAACGGTATCCGGATCGTCAACCACATAAGCCACCGCATCACCAGCCTGCGTCGAGGCGGGCCAGTACTGCGAGAACTGCTTCTGCTTGGTCAGCGGGTTCGTGAACGAACAGCCAACAAAAACGCCCGTAACCACGTTCGAACCGGTGGCAGCACCGACCGAAGCGCGAGTCACAAAGCCACGAGAAACTACGACGAAATCACCACTGAAGATGTCCGTAGCGTAGCCGTACTGGATCGGGTACATACGGGTCGAACCCGCAAATACCTGACCGCCGATCAGATTGATCGGTTCCAGCCCGTACGGGGCTGAAACGACAGGATAAGCCATGATTAACTCCTAAATTAGTTATTTACCCTTGCCGAACGAGACCGTAGATTTCCGCTCATTGAAGAGGGGCATACGTTCATCGTTCAGCCTCATGAAGTTATTGTCCACAGACTGAACCTGAGCCTTTGCTTGCTGGGCGTAATATTCATCACGCTGCTTCATCAGTTCTTCAGGTGCCTTGCACAACAACAGTCCACCGATTTCGATATTCCCTTTAAATTTGGAATTCTGATCGGCATGGTGCATCAACTCCGGATGATCTTCAGCCTTCACAGGCTCCCAACCTTCACGGAATTTTGCGGAGGTATTCGATGGGTCAGCAGTACCCATAATACTGGTCCGGATATATCGAAAGACCCAACCCGGCTGCGGATTTGGTGCCGGAAGCGTCTGAGGCGGGGTCCAAGTTTTAGTGCGCTGCGCGGATTCCCGATTTTCGAGTTCACGTGCGAGTCTGTTGTCAGCCATTTTAGTTACTCTCCAGTTTCATAAGTTCACGGGCATACTGCTCATTACTCAATCCCAGCTTTTTGGCTAGGGCGACTTGAGTCGGCGTCAGACGAATCTGACGTGGCGCGGTAGACCGCGTAACCGGCGCAACCACATTGGCTGGCTTGTTGCGAGTAGGCTTTTCCGCCTCCCTCGTTTGAGTCCGCTCTTCCTCAGCACTTTCAAATGCCTCCGGAAATCGCTTCTTCATAGTCGCGTTCACTCGGTCGTAGTATTCGTCGCTACGCGGATCGACTCCAGACCGGACCAGTTTTTCGTGCAGTCCCAATGCGAGGGCGGTCATCTCCTCGTCTGCCCCAAACCACGGATTTTTCTGCTTCCACGCTTCGGCTTTTGGGTCCAGAGCGGGTTGCGGAGCCGGGGAGGCTTGGTACTGTTGGGATTGTTGTACTACTGATTCCTCTTCTTGTAAAGAGGGACGGAAATTCTCGTACTGCTTAATTTTAAACTTTGCTTCGGTCAAAGCTTCTTGGGCTTCGGTAATACGTTCGGCATCTCCTGCCTCATAAGCCTGCTTCAGACGCTCCTTGGCAACGGCCAGTTCATTGGTCGCCGCTTTGGTTACCTCCTGTACATAGGCTCGCTCCCCATTACCGAGGCGCTGCTTTAACTGACGAATCTCCTGCTCACGCATCTGGGCAAACCGGAGGGCTTCTTCCTTCTCCCGGTAAGCAGACTCTTTAGCCCGGCGCTCGTCGTGCCAGACCTTCTTCATCTGGGAAAGGCGCTTCTTGACCTTTTCGGAGTACTCCTCAAGGTCGTCCTTTTCCAACTCCTCGACTACCTCTTTGGGCAGCGGGACGCGGCCACGGTCTTGCGGAGGGGTATCGTCTTCGATTTTGACCTCAAATTCGGGTTCAGGAGCCGCTTTAACTTCGGCCTCCTGCTCGTCAGGAAACTTAAATTCAGTCTGTTCTGCCATGATTTACTCCTTATGCGCGACGGATTCCACGGGGGTCTTGCACCACCGCTTCCACCGAGTCGTCGTTGATGATGCGGAATTCCCTGCCGTGGATGACCACGCGGGTGCCGGTATACGGTCGAGTGAGTACAAAATCACCTTCCTTGCACCATGGGCCGGTGGGGAAGCGATCCTTATCCTTGTAACAAAGGTCACCCATTTTGATGACGAAGAGGACCACAGTGGTCTGTTCCTCGACTCGCTTTGTGTCTTCTGCTTTGACAAGGCCACTCTCATATTCCTCATCCACATGCGGGACCGCGCACAGGATTCGATAGCCCTTCGGCTCCGGCAGGAGTTTGGCTTTAGCGGCCTCTTCCTGAGTCTTCTCAATGTCGATGTTGCTCATTCTTGCTCCAATCGTTTTGCAAGGTCTTTGATGTAACTTGCTGCGAGGTCAAGACCCTGTAACGCCCCGCAAAGCCTCTTGTACTCACCTTCATCAAGTTTTCCCTGAATCAGGCTTTCCACGATCAGTGTGCGCTCCTCCTTGAGTTTTTCCTCAAGGTATTCAAGAGCGTTGGTGTAAGACATTTACTCCTCCTTAGTAGGTTTCTCCAACTGCGTTTGTGCAGACTGTCTCTGCATTTGTGCGGCGTCCTGAGCCTTGCCGATTTCAAGTCCGAGGCGTACCCCCTCCATCTGCTGTTTGGCAGAAAGTGCCGCCTTGTCTTTCTGGATATCCACGCCGAGGCGTGCCGCCTCAAGCTGCTGCCGACCAGAAATCTCGGCTTTGCGAAGCTCCAACTCGTCGGCCTTGGCCGCAGCATCCATGAGGTCTTTCTGCTGCTTGCGCTGAACTTCGGCCTGTTGGACTTGGGATTCCAGTTGCAACTGCTGGGCTTTTGTTTGCGCCTGAAGTTGTTTGATTTGCAGGTCCATCATCTGCATCTGGATGAGTGGGTCCTGTTGCTGTTGTGCGGCCTGCTGCATCTGCATCTCGGCCTGATCCTTCTGGAGAACACGTGCGGCAGCGGCTGCTGCCAACTGAGACAACTGCGCCTCAAACTCAGGCGGCAAGTCGTACTCTTCCTGATCGTTTTGCGGCAACGGCGGCAACGCCGCGCCCAACTGCTTCTCGATCTCGCGTCGGTACTGGAATGCCACATGCTCCATGATGTGCGCCTGAAGGGCCGCAGTAATCTGCTGCGCCATCGGATTCTGCCCAATCTGCTGGGCAATCTTCGGGTCCTGCCCAAGAGCCATGTGGACGGCGATGTGCGCCTCATGATCCTGATACATAAACGCCTTGAGGGGCTTACCCGTCATAGCATCCATATTCTCAGTGATGGGGTCACGCGGCTTGGCATCGTCTGCAATCGGGACAATACGTTCTGCGTTCTTCACCCCAAGCGTTTCAATCATCTGCCGATGGAGATACGGCAAGTCATATAGTTGGGGCGCAGTTTGTGAGAGTTGAAGGACTGCCTGATACTGCACCACCTTCTGAGACATGGTGGAGGCGTTGGGGTCAGATACCGGGATGACATCCACGTCATCATAGTCAGCCTTCTTGGCTTTACGATCTCCGACTTCCGGCTCGTAACTGTACTCTTCCGGGGTGTTGTCGCGGATGATGCCCGCAAGGAGTTTGAACTCCTGCTTCATGGCGTAGTAAACGCGGGCCTGCACCGCCGTCATGACCTTCAGCACGCGCTCCAAAACAGCAAGCGTCGTACCGACCGGAGCCTGATTCGACATGTCCGAGATCTTCAGATCCGACACAGCGGCAAACCTGCGCCCATCCTCGACGATCTTGTCCATCAGGAGGGAGAGGGTCTGGCTCGGCTCCTTGTACGGGAGCGGCAGGATATTGTCGCGGATCGCACCGCTCGGAATGTCTACGTCTCGGAACTCGCCGGGGGCGATGGGGGTGTCGTCTCCCTTGATACGGAGACCGCGTGATTTGAGACCACCCGGAAGATTGCTAAGAGTTCCTGCATCGACAAGTTGGCGAAGGAGGGAGGTTGCCGCTTTAGAGTGTCCGCCGATAAGGTGTATAAGTCCGAAATAATAAAAGCCAAAGCCGGGGATATACCCGTAATGGACAAAGTGCTGTCGTCGTGCTTTGAGCTTGTCATCTTCTCGCCAATTCCGACGTATCGCCAGAATCGTCCCCGTTCCTTTTTCAATCGTGACTACATACGGTAGTGCAATTCCTGTCTCGTTATTGTCGTCATCAACGTCCGGATACCCCGGTAGATCAATATTCGCGTGCATCTCCAGCAACTGGAACCGATCATCCATGCTGGCAGAAAACCCTTGATCCTCCGCTTTCTGCTTCTCCACCTCATCCATGACCCGCATCGGTTCGCCAAGGTCCACATCGCGGTAGAAGCCTGCATATTGCAGTTTGATCAGTTCATTCTTTGTCTTACGCATCCGGTGCGTAACTCGGTCAGCAGCCTCCAAATTAGACGCACCATACGGCACGATAATATCTTCAGCAGGGATGTAGACCGCAGTCTGTCGATCAAGGCTCGGGTCGAAGTACACCTTCTTGAACGCATTACCCGCGAGGGCCAGCGAGAGCAAGAGCCGCTCATGTTCCGGGCGGTACTCCTTCATCACCTCGGTCAACTGATAATTCATGTCATCAGCGACACGAATGGCAGAGTCTTTCTTCTCCGGGGTCTCCTTGCCGATAATCTTGGTCTTGACCGGCCCCATCGCGGGGAAAGTCTCCATAATCGTTTCAGATTGGAACTTGACCGCACTCTCCATCAGAAGTGGGTGGAACACACCACACGCGCCCGGCCACGGCTCAGTACGCTCCTCGTACCGGATACCAAGAATCTTCAGTCCTTTAATATAGGTGTCGAGCCAGTCCTTGCGGCTCGCCAGATCCTGCTCGTAGTGGCCGATCAATTCACCCGCGAGGCTCTGCAACTCGCCTTCATTCATGTACTCGGCAAGGTTGGCGTTGAAGTCATCCGCACGAGGCTCGTCTTTCACCAAATCAATGACCATTCCATCTACGCCGATGGACACGCTCTCGGGGTCTTCGATCATAATCTCAATCGGTTCCGGGGGAGCCAGCGACTCAAGACCCATCGGAGCCTGCATCAAACTTTTATCAACGGCCATCTAAATTCTCCTAGTAATAGCCTTCGCGCTTACTCTTAAAGTAGCGTGTGGGTTCCGGCTCATCGCTAGCCAAACGCAAAAACCCGCCCTGCCGATACCGTAGCAGGGCTTGAGTCATGGAGTCTACCAAGTCATCATGCTCGCCTGACGGAAAACTTGCTACTTCTTCCACTAATTCTTCAGCCCAATGGGTACTTGGCACCCATACCCGCCCCGAAGCAAACATATCCGCCACGGCATTTAGTCGGGCAATCTTGTCGTTTCCCTTGGACGGGGTGAACTCCTGCACCGGAATACCCATGGCACGAAGCTCAAATATGAGGGGGCTACCGGCGGCTTTGGCTTCGACGATCAGACTGTCCGGATTCCAGTATTTGTACTCTTCATTGGCAGTTTCCTTCAGTTCGGGGAACTCCATGCGCTTCTTGAACGCATTTAGAAGGATAATGTTCGACTGGTTCTTCCCAGTGTCGTCCGGATGCTCAAATATCCCCCACGTAGTACACGCCGAGTAGTCAGCACGCTCTGATTTGAGGAACGCGGTGTCCCAAGACTGGATCAAATAACTGCAAAATGGGGGGTCATCCTTCTCCCAAACCTTCCACCACTCGCGTTTGATGATGGCCGATACGTCTGAGGTGGGCTGCTGCTGGTACTGGGCCATCCACTTCCCGTTGGGAAGCTCCTGACGGAGGGCTTCAAGCTCCTCAATACGCCAAAACTCAGGCCAAAGTGACTTTCCAGAGGGCAAAATCGCCGGAAATTCGATAACTTCCCATTCTTCTCCGCTTCGCTGGGTCGCAGCCTTCAAAACTTGCCCAGTTAGGTCCTTTTTAGACCACCGAGTCATGACTATGACGATGGCTCCGCCCGGCTGGAGACGCTGCCGAGGTCCGGAGGTGTACCATTCGTAGGTTTTGTCGTAAATATCCGAGTTAGTTTCGGCCAGTGTGGCCTCTTGCTCGCTGTGCGGGTCGTCAATAATGAGAAGATCGGCACCCTTACCGGTCACAGCACCGCCAACACCGATAGCGAAGTACTCTCCGGCATAGTTTGTAGCCCATCTACCTGCCGCTTTTGAGTCAGCCTGCAACGCAACCTGCGGAAATACGTCCTTATACCGGTCAGAATCTACCAAGTTTCTGACTTTTCGACCGAAACCCACGGCAAGTTCTGCGGTATGGGATGTCTGGATGATTTTCTTGTCCGGAAACCGCCCCAAAAACCAACTGGGAAGCAGGTACGAAGCGAATTCCGACTTCGTGTGGCGAGGTGGCATGTTGATAATCAGGCGTTTCACCTTGCCTTCGGCAACCTTCTCAAAAGCCCGAGCCATTTTCTCGTGGTGACGCCCGTGGATAAAGTTAGGCCATACGTATTTCACGTAGGCCATGAAGTCGTTTTTGGCTTTTTCTTGCGTCCCGACCTTTCTTGCTTCTGCAAGAAGTTGCCCAACCTTTTGCTGTACTTCAGGGGGCAGGGTAGGAAGCTTCGCTTCCAGTTCAAGCAGCAGTTTCGGATCCACTTCCGGTACCTAGTTCTGCATCGAGGTCGATTTCGGCAAGGCTTTTTGGCGTGGGGTTAGTAACGTCGGTGTACTCGCCTTCGTAGAGTTCCAAGGTTTTCCGCAGTTCTGTCTCAATATCTTTAACGGTGCGGTGGGTTACGGTCACATCAATGCGGTCTGTGAACAGTCCAACTCCACCAATCTTGCCAAGCAGTTCAAGCGCCTTCAGGCGGGTCCTAGGATCTGGATCAGTGGAGTCCAGTACTAGTTTGTTGGTGACGTAGTTACGCAGCCTGCGGTGTACATCCAGTACCTCTCGGTCATATTCCGAGATTATGGCGTTGAGATGTTTGATTGCGGCGGGGGTTACGTTCTTTGGAGACGGAATTGTTTCTTCCAGCATCATCCCGTGAGACTGGATCCGGTCACCCTGCGTAACCTCTACCTGCAACCCGTTGCGTTCCAACTCCTCGACCGTGTTTAGCATAGCCTCGGCTTTTGCACGAAAGTTGTGTAGTTCTTCCGGCGTGGTATCGAAAGGGAACGGTATTCCCAGTTCTGGTGTTACAACGACTGGCATTGCGCGGAGTATACGAATATTCCTAGGAAATACAAATATATCTAGGCCGGTTGTAGGGGACCCAAACAAGATACCGGGGGGTGTTTATATATACAGGGGTGGGGGGTCTTGTGCCGAAAATGCGAAATCGTTTGAGCGGATCACAGAGCATAGAGGAGCGCGGGACTCCTAACTGCATTTGGGTGGGTCGGGTACGGGTGGGGTTGTGTAAACACTGTTTATAAATCCTCGAATAGTTGACATTCTCCCCATATTGTGAGACTATATAGTCACACGGTGAGGCAACGGGCCGCACCGATAACACGGAGTGAACACACCATGATTAACGCGACTATTAAGAAGGCCATCGTCGATGCTATCGGCTGCGAGAATAAGGCAGAGCGCAAGTGGCTGGACGCGGGTGCAGCGGTTCGGGCCGAGTACGCGAGCCGCGAGGCATTGGAGGCGGTTCGGCCACAATTCCTTGCCGAGGTGATTTATCCGGCCATGGGTGATGAGGCTATGCGCGTGATCAATGCCGAGTTACCGCGCAAAGGTTCGAAGGATTGGAACGCGGCGAGCGCCGACCAACAGGCCGCATGGAGCGCGATCAACGAAGGTAAGAAAACCGTGCGCGGTAAAGGCTCGGTGTACTTCGGACGCGTGATGGACTACGCGTTCCCCCAAGATAGCGACAAGGGGCCGACAGCGCCGCGTGATCTAAAAACGCGCATGAACGAGGAACTGGCCGCACTCATCAAAGCGTGCCAGAAGTCCGAAGGCGCATCATTCGATATCGGGCCAGTCATCGGCCATCTGGAAGCCGCGCTGAAGTACGTGAACAAGTAACCCACCCGGCGAGTGACCCGCACCGAAAGGTGCGGGTTATTTTTTGGCCCGAACTATCATGCCTGTAGAAGCAGATCGTCGCGCATCGAATTATAAACAGGTGTTTATCGGTAGGCTGGTGGGTTCTCGGCGGGCTTCAACAACCGATACGCGCTGTTCGCAGCGTATCGTATCAAACCGGGTTCCGTCAAGCCCCTGCACAGAAAATTAGTAGCCCAGAACGCTATTCATTTCGACACATCGCGTGCAGCCAGTGTACTTCGGTTGCAGTATGAGCTACACAGCCTAAGTTCATGATTTTATTAGAATTAGTAACCGTTTTTTATATAAAGTGCAGAGAAACACTATTTTTATATACGCCCCCCAAAATCGTTTTTTAAATTTTAAACGCGTTTTTATTTTGATGAGCAGATACCGGGACCCGATTTTGCCAAACCGCTCCAAAACGCTACATTTGCTGCACTCGATGACATTTAGCGTCGTAAACCCTTGACTTACAAAGCATTTTCCAATACAATATTTCCTACTTCCTCGGGACTGGCTGCACACTTGCCATCATACAGAAAACGCGTTTTTATTTTGACGAGCCTACCTTGTTTTATAAACACATGTTTACAGGAGAGTGTCATGGATTCTGATTTCAAATGCGTGAAGTGCGGTAGTTCGGTGAATCCGGCAAGGTGGGAACTGGGATACACGATATGTATGCGAAGCGAGTGCGCTCACCCGCCAAAGCGTCGGACCATCGTACCGATGCACAAGAGCAATTACATCGTGGTGACCAACCGCGAGGATCTAAAAGGTATCAACAACAAGGGAGGGTTCTACAGGTGACCAAGCCGATCAAATTGCCTCCCCGAACCATGTTGTACGGGTACGACTACGGCAAAGCCAAGCAACTACGGATGACCGGCAAGGATTGGCATATCTACGCGAAGCGTGACGAGTTCAAGCACCCGTATGACAAGGACGCGAGGGATACCGCATGGAGCGGTACGGGTATCGAGGTGTGGCTAGACGGGACAGACATCAATTCATAAACACATGTTTACAGGAGTGCAACGATGATTCAAAAAGAACTCAAACAAGTCGGACCGATCAGACCGGAGCGTGACAGCGAGCGGTATTTGCTTTGCAACAATTGCAACCGATTCCAACCGATTGAAACTATGTGGGCAGATTTGAACGGTCCGGCTTTTCGCGCTTTTTACTGCGGCCCCTGTGCTTCAGAGGTTCGCTACCGGATGAGGGAGGTGTGAGATGAGTGTAGATACAGGCGAATACGGCGCGAGGCAGACCGTGACCAATAGCGCAGAACAGAATGAAGTTGTTTTTGCTAAACACCGGCAACGTATGGCTGAGATGCGGGTGCAAGAGTTGGAGTTGGTACTACAGAAGGTCTACGCCAATGCAGCCGAGTCGCCGGATTGGATTCGGTACCGAATAGAACAAGTCATGCCCAACGTGAAGGGAGCCTAACCATGCAAACATTCCTACCGTATCCGTCCTATGCGGACTCTGCACGGGTACTGGATTACCGAAGGCTCGGCAAGCAGCGGGTCGAGACCAAGCAGATCCTACTTGCTATGCCCAAGACCACCGGAGGGTGGCGGAATCATCCAGCGACTAAAATGTGGCGAGGTCACAGGCAGGAGTTGGCTCGGTACGGGTTGGCTATGTGCCGTGAGTGGCAGCGGCGTGGGTACAAGGACAGCATGGAGCCGTTCTTCCTGCATGTCATAGATTACTGTCAAGAAATTGGCGCTGATCCACATCCCCCGGCATGGCTAGGTCATGAGCCTGTCCATGCGTCACATAGGTCGAACCTGTTGAGAAAAGACCCTACGTTCTACGCCCAGTTCGGGTGGAGCGAGGGGCCGGATATGCCGTATGTCTGGCCGGTTGAGTGAAGTGATTCATAAACACATGTTTACAGGAGTGCGAAGATGACTGACAAAGAGTTGATTGAGGTACTTAAAAAAGCCAGCGAAAGCCAAGACAACATCGCTCTAAAAATGTTGTTGTTAATTGCCGCTGAACGTATCGCGCTAGAACAGAAAGAGGTGTGAAGTGAAAGAGTTAGAAATCCAACTGATCATGGCCGAAGCCCTTTTGATCCTGCACATCCGCAAGGTCAGGGCGCTTCAAGAAGAGTTTGCCAAGCATGGGGGTGTGAGATGACCGAGGACGAGAAGCATGAACAACTGCTGCATCGTGTCATAGGTATGCGGGATCAGCAGATTAGGGACTTGGAGTCACGCATCAGCGAGTTGGAGTTACTCCTGCGTGAAGCCATCGAGATCATCGACAACCAGCGTAAGGAGGTGTGAGATGAGCAGCCAAATCTGGGACATCGAGGGCGAAGGTGAGGCTAGGTATGAACCCGACGAGATCGAGGTGCTGGAAGAACTGTACACGCAGGAGCGCATGGCGAACGACTACTTGATCGAGCAGTTGAAACAACTGGCGGTAGCCGAGCCGCGTGAAGCCCTAGATGGGATACTGGAGATACTGAACCAAGGCTTTACGTATTTCGGAGAGCAGCGACCGTGGGATAGGCCCGCGTTGCAGACATTGATCGGGCAGAACCAACAACTAGACCTTTTCGAGGAGACAGTGCAATGAACCCGCATTACCAAGCAGTGAAGGACCGCTACGAGATCACGATGCCCATCCGTGGGCGCAGTGTAGATATCCGTCCGGCTGATAAGCGTCGGCGTGACTGGGAAACGGTCGTCAAGTTGGATGAGAACAAGTACGCGTACCGTCTGTACGACACCGACTGTGTGATCCATGAACCCGACCGACTGACACTTGCATACGGGAACTGGATAACTACATACACTAGCAAGTTCATCACTAAGTTCAGTCCACATCACATTTCATGTGGCAAAGCGAAGGGTGCCCTGTGGCTGTATCTGCACGAGGCGCACGGGTTGAAAAGCGCTGGCTGGTATCCGATTTATAAACAGATGTTTATTGATTACGACGAGAACGACAGGATGCTTGCACGCATCGAGCCTGTGCCTGTGAAGTGTGTGAATCGCAAGCGAGCGAAGGAGTTACGGGGCCGACTGCACAAGTTGATCGAGTACGGCACGACCATGCTGAAGTTGTCCGATGGCTGGATCAACCATGCCTTCCGCGAAGAAGCCTACACGCAAGCGTTACGGGTAGTGGGTACCCAACAAACGAAACTAAGAGACACGCGACACGCCATGCACGTACCGCTATCCATACAGGACATGACGGATCCCATGGACGAGATGCTGCCTTACTTCATGCTGAAGGTTCTGTATCGGTGCAACAACATCGAGTCTCGGCCTGCTGTGACGGGGATGGACCACAAGTTCGACGTTGATGCGTTCAAGCGGGCGGCGTACCGGATGCACGATGACCAAGAGCCGGAGGTGTATCACATCGACATGCGTATGCCAGAGGGTAAGTTGTTTGAAAACATCGCGCTGACAAATCCTTGACTTAGTAGATCAGTTCACTTATAATATGTCTAACAGTTAGATAACCAACAACGGAGTGCATCATGTCTGTAA